CTCCGGTAACAATAGGTGGTGGCGGTGCAGGTGGAGGTCCTTTACCATGCACAGCACCAGGTGAACAATCAGTTTTTAGTACAATAACTTCTGCAGGTGGTGGTAAAAGTGGAAGATTCCCATGTAGTCCAGCTGGAACTGCAGGTGGTTCGGGTGGTGGAGCTGGCGGTGGTGGCGGCAGTGGTGGTGCGGGTAATACCCCTCCAACAACTCCACCTCAAGGAAATAGTGGTGGAGGTAGTGGTCCTACTTTCCCAGCCATTGGCGGTGGAGGCGGCGGTGGAGCTGCAGGCGGAGGTAACAATGGAACCAACAGTAATGGTGGCACAGGTGGAGATGGCGCAGGAACTGCAATTAGTCCAACCGGTGGTACTCCAGGACCAAGTGGTTCATTAAGATATTATGCTGGTGGTGGTGGCGGCGGAGGATATGCTTCTAGTAGTGGTAGGCTAGGTGGATTTGGTGGTGGAGGTAATGCAAACTCAGCCCCTCCAGGACCTGGAAACGGAACTGCAGGAACAGCAAACACAGGCGGTGGTGCCGGAGGACAAAGTCCAGGTGTTGGTGGTTCAGGTGTGGTAATTATAAGGTATAAATTTCAATAATGAGTACAATTAAAGTAGATAAGATAGAAAAAAGATCAGGAAGCACACTTACATTAGGTGGTGCTTGCACTGCTGTGACTTTAGCTAGTGGTGCTACACAAACAGGATTTGGTAGAACAGGGACTGTAGACTGGTGTACAACAGCAAAAACATCTCCATTTACTGCAGTTAGTGGTGATGGATTTTTTCTTAATACAAATGGTGGAGCAATTACGGTTACGCTTCCCAGCTCACCCTCACAAGGTGATATAGTAGCTTTTAAAGATTATCTTAATACTTGGGATGATTCATGTAAAGCAGTGACGTTATGTAGAAACGGATCAAAAATTGGTGGACAATGTGCTAATACACAGTTAACTACAGAGGGACAATCAGTAACTTTAATTTATGTAGATGGCACAAGAGGCTGGATGGATATTCATGATTCTACTGCACAAGTAGAAGGAAGATTATTTGTGACAGCAACAGGTGGTACAGTAACCACTTCAGGAAATTTTAAAATTCATACGTTTACCGGAGATGGAAACTTCATAGTAAGCTGTGCAGGAAATCCAGCAGGTTCAAACACAGTTGATTATATGGTTGTAGCTGGCGGTGCAGGAGGTGGAAGAAATGGAACAGGTGGTGGAGGTGCAGGAGGTTTTAGAGCATCATCAGGAACAGCATCAGGTTGTTACACAGCAGGTCCAGCTACATTGGTTAATTGTGTTGCTGCTTTACCGGTTACAGCAACAACTTTTCCAGTTGTAGTCGGAGGAGGCGGTGCAGGAGTAACAAGTGGTTGCGGCCCAGGCACGTCAGGATGTGCTTCAAGTTTTTCAACAATTTCTTCAGCAGGTGGTGGTGGAGGTTCTGGACCTGGGCCTAATGTAGGCATAGCTGGTGGTTCAGGTGGTGGTGCAGGAAGAAGAGCAAGTCCATCAGGTGGACCAGGATTGGCAGGAGCAGGAAATACTCCACCAGTAAGTCCACCACAAGGTAATCCAGGAGGAGTATTTTCAAGTCCATCAGGATCAGGTGCTGGAGCAGGTGGTGGTGCTGGCGGTGCAGGTGGAAATGGTCTTGTAAGTTGTGGACCAGGAGCTATTGGCGGCGCTGGCGGTGACGGAGTAACAACTTGTATTTCAGCTTCACCAGTTGCTTTCGCTGGAGGCGGAGGTGGTGGTTCTGACGCTTTTGCAGGCACTGGCGGTGCAGGAGGAAGTGGTGTAGGTGGTACTGGCGGTGGAGGAGGACCTCCAGGATCAGTTGGTTCAAATGCGACTGCTAACAGAGGATCAGGCGGTGGCGGTGGTGGAAATGGTAATTCAGGTGGTAATGGATCAGGTGGGACAGTAATAATTAGATACCAATTTCAATAGTTGAATGGTTTTTAAAAATAATATATAAGGAGAATATTATGGCACATTTTGCAAAACTAGGAATAAACGGTAAAGTTATTGGAGTTCACGTAGTGGACAACAAAGACTTACACAATGCTGATGGTATTGAAGAAGAGGAAATAGGTAGACAGTATTTAGAAAGAATTCATCACTGGCCTCTTTGGAAACAAACATCTTACAACACTAGAGGTAATAAACATTCATCTGGTGATGACTCTAAAGCATTTAGAGGAAATTATGCTGGCATAGGTTATACTTATGATGAAGACCTTGATATTTTCTTACCTAAAAAACCTTATCCTAGCTGGGTTCTTAATACAGCAGAAGCAAGATGGCAGTCACCAGTAGGTGATGAGCCCACGCTTACAGAAGAAGAAATGCTCACTCATAGATATGAATGGGATGAAGATAACGGGAGTTGGAATAAAATAGAAAAATAATTTATGCAGAAGGTGGTGCTGTCAGAAATTAGTCTCATTCACGGAGAAGTTAAAACTCCAAAAGGTTTTGAAATAGATCGAATAAAATTAAAAGACAATATCATTTCATCTTTTATAAAAGAAAATAGAGTTAGTAAAAATAATAAAGATTACTCTTATCAAGATTATCAATTATCTTTTTCTCAACCCTTACAATGGTTAAAAGATTACATCAGAGACCATTTTAAAGTAGAGCATAGTTTTCAATTAGTTCCAAAATTAGATTTTGGAGTAATATTAAATCCAAAAGAAAAATCATTTTTAAGAAATCAAGTTGATCCCGTAGATTTAAGAAACTCAGCAGACTACACATGTATTTATGTTGTAGAGTGTGAAAAAGATTCTTGTGAACTTATCGTTGAATATGATGATAATAGAAGAAAAGGAAGAACTTGGCATGTTCCTCTTAAAAATAATTTTTATTATATATTTCCTGCTACACAAAAATATTTTATATCTGAGAATAAATCAAAAAAGATTAACATTTTTTTAACATCAACTTATGAATATATCTAATTATTATTGGTATTTTAAATCTGCTATACCTGAGAGAATTTGCGATATGATTGTGCAATATGGTAGAGCAGAAAAAGAAAAAGAAATACAGGCCATCACAGGTGGGTTTGGCAGAGATAGAGATTTAAAAAAACATCCTTTAACAAAGAGTGAAATTAAAGACGTAAAGAAAAAAAGAAATTCAAATATTGTTTGGATGAATGATAGATGGATATATAAAGAAATACAACCTTATGTCCATCAAGCTAATGAAAATGCAGGTTGGAATTTTGAATGGGATTACTCTGAATCTTGTCAATTTACGATATACAAAAAAGGTCAATACTATGATTGGCATTGTGATAGTTGGGATAAACCCTACCCTCATGAAGGAGAAATGAAGGGAAAAATTAGAAAGTTATCTGTTACAGTAACACTTACAGATCCAAAGGAATACAAAGGTGGTGAGTTAGAGTTTGATTTTAGAAACTTAGACCCTGATAAAAAAAGAAATACGGTAATTTGTAACGAAATACTACCAAAAGGCTCGTTGGTTGTATTTCCATCTTTTGTATGGCATCGAGTTAAACCAGTAACAAAAGGAGAAAGGAATAGTCTAGTTATATGGAATTTAGGCTATCCATTTAAATAATATGGAACAAGGCGGAAGTAATAAAACTAAGGGACACGTAAATTTTCAATCTGGATTTTATTTTCAAACACCAGTGTGGACGGCAGAAGCACCGATGTTTTTAAAAAACACAATTAAAATAACAGATCAATATATTAAAAAAGCTAAAAAACTTCTTAAAGATAAACAGAAAAATGATCCTAAATGGAAAAAAGAGTTAGGTTCATTTGGTTTATCTTATCATAGCGAAAGTTTTTCTAATGATCCTAAAGTAACGGAGTTAGTTCAATTTATAGGTCAGAGATCTTATGAGTTTTTAGATTGGCAAGGTTTTGATTTAAGAAATCATAGTTTACATTTTACAGAATTTTGGGTGCAAGAGTTTAGTGAAAAAGGTGGTGGTCATCACTCTACACACATGCATTGGAACCAACATGTATCGGGTTTTTATTTTTTAAAATGTAGTGAAAAAACATCTTTTCCTATTTTACATGAACCAAGACATGGCGCAGAGATGACAAAGCTACCTACGAAAGATCAATCTAAAATAACATTGGGCAGTAGTCAGGTTCATTTTAAACCTAAACCAGGAACAATAATTATGTTTCCAGGTTATGTCCCTCATGAATTTGCAGTGGATCCAGGTCTAGAACCATTTAGATTTATTCATTGGAATATTAAAGCTGTTGAAACATCAATATCAAAAGAAAGGAGTATTAAAGATGAGCTTCAAAAAAAATAAATACTTAGTTATTAAAGAGGCAGTTCCTAAAGATATAGCTGAATTTGTTTACAATTACTTTTTACTTAAAAGAACTGTTGCAAGAACTTTGTTCGATCAAAGATACATTTCAAAATTTACAGAAGAATGGGGAACCTGGGCAGACTCACAAGTTCCAAATACATATTCTCATTATTCAGACATAGCCATGGAAACTTTGTTGATGAGAACTTTGCCTATTATGGAAAAGAAAACAGGGTTGAAGTTAAATCCAACATATTCTTACGCTAGAATATACAAATCAGGTGATATCTTACACAGACACAAAGATAGATTTAGTTGTGAGATATCTACAACATTAAATCTAGGTGGTGATCCTTGGCCGATACATTTAGAGCCAAAGAAAAATGTGGGTATACCTGATGGTAAAAAATTTACAGTTAATAG